TCAGGGATGAATCTTTGTTATAGGTTGTGAGTAAGATTATAAACACCCCCTCGTGAAAGGGGATGCCTTAATGTTACTTCTTAGCGCTTTTGCGCCTTCTTGTATGCACGGTTACGACGAGCAGCAGCTTGACGAGCAGCCACACCGCGACCGAGTACGTTAGTAGGAGCTGCGCTACGGGATGCGCCCGCTTGTTTAGCAGCAGCTGCAGTACGTCGCTTAGTACGAGCTGCAACAGCACGATTGTTGGCTTGGTTTGCCTGAACATTAGCAGCAGTCGGCCCACGACGAGCGTTACCCGCAGTGTTCTTAGTCTGGTTAGCAATAACAGCAGCAGAGCTTGGTCCACGGCTAGACTGACCAGCGGTTACTTGTGCTTTACCTTTTTTAGTAAAACGTGCGCGGGCTTGAACAACAGCACCACGGGCTGCACCTTGAGCACGAGACGCTGCACTTGAAGCCGCAGCACGACCCTTACCAGCAGCCTTAGATGCTTTGTTAGAGTTTTTAGAAATCTGAGTCTTAGCTTGGTTTGCAAGGCTCATACCCTTACGACCGGAGTTAGAGTTGTTACGAGCCGAATTAGCTCGACGAGAAACCCCAGCCTTTTTTACAGCACCTACTGCTGAACGGACCGCCGCAACCTCATTCCGAATGGCAGCGCCACCAATACCACGGACCACAGCGGCCACGTTCGTAGCACCACGGCCAGCAGCCTTAGATACTTTGTTAGAGTTTTTAGAAATCTGAGTCTTAGCTTGGTTAGCAATACCCATATCTTTACGACCAGAGTTAGAGTTGTTACGAGCAGTATTAGCCCGACGAGAAACCCCTGCCTTTGCTACTGTAGCACGAGCACGACCAATAGCCTTAGATACACGGTTAGAGTTTTTAGAAATCGCAGTCCTAGCTTGGTTCTTAAGGCTCATGCTCTTACGACCGGTGTTAGCGATGCTGCTAGGACTCCCCTCTACCGCGTTACTAACCCGGCGAGCACCAGCACGTACTGCTGAACGGGCCGATGCGACATACGGCCTTGCTGCAGCGGCACCACGACCAGCAGCCTTAGATATTTTATTAGAGTTCTTGGAAACCTGAGTCTTAGCTTGGTTTGTGAGGCTCATGCTCTTACGACCAGAGTTGGAATTGTTGCGGGCTGTGTTTGCACGACGTGGAGCGCCTGCCTTTGATACTGCAGCACGACCCCGGCTAACAGCACTAGATACTGCTGAACGAGCTGAAGCGGCACCACGGCCAGCTGCTTTAGATACTGCATTAGAGTTCTTAGAGACCTGAGTCTTGGCTTTATTTGCAAGACCCATATCTTTACGACCAGAGTTAGAGTTGTTACGAGCGGCTGCAGAGCGACGTGCTAGGGCAGAAGCTTTAACAGCTTTCATCAGAGCGGCCTTACGAGCCGACGTCATCTTATAAGCAGAGCTAGCAGCGCCTGCAACAGCACGACCTGCGTTTTTAGCGATAATCTTACGCTGTGAGAATTTGTTCTTGAGCTTGGACCGAATGCTTAGTTTACGACCTTGAACTGGCATAGTATTATTCCTTAATTTCTTTGTTGTTAATTAGACTTGGTTCATTAGAATCCAAAGCCCTTAGTTGCTACCTTAGTACCACTGCGCACGGGGAATAAATATTCCACAGCATATCTTAGACCATCTGTCCAGTGTTCAACACCTTCTTTCTTACAGATAGTAGCTGTGTCAGGGTTACTCTCTACCCATGCGGTACGTTCGATTGACTTAATAGTGTTGTTACATCTTGGGTGAATATACATATCGATATCACCGTTAGCATTCTTGAACTTCTTGTTAATAGCAGCTACAGAATCAATAATAGGCGGTGCCTTACTATGTGCTCGTGTTATAATGCCATTACCTTCTAGAATACTAAAGTCGGTACGCCCTACAGCAGCAGACGACTTCCTAGCACGACCACTAGGGTCAGGGTAGGAGATTATCTTATGACCAGCGTACTTGCCCTTCAGGGTAGCAGCTAGGGTCTCTGTGTCGGGGTGTCCTTGGAACTCATCCAAGATGTGTATTTGATTACCTCTTAGAGCGAAGGCCACACTAGCCATAATACCGACGTTAAAGTCAATAGCAATGTGTACATCTTCACCCTTGTCGAAGTAGGGTAGGTTCTTGTCAATATGTTCTTCACGGTTAAACGTATAGAACACAGTGTTACCAGAGTCCTCGAAAGAAGCTGCGTATTCTCGTGCAAACTTCAGAGGGTCTAGTGTTAGCTTAACCCTTTCAATCTCCGTATCATCTAGGTAAGGAGAATCGTGATAGGTATAGGTATAGCTCTTCCACTGGTCATCAGAGTCTTGTCTGTTGTACATCTCCCAGAAGTAGTTATAACCCATAGGCGTAGAAATGATGAGTGCTTTACCAGCATGAGCACCATATCTATCTGCGTTCTGTTTAGACCAACGAGTAGCAATACATGGCTGAATAACAGACTCCCAACTTTCCTTTAAGTTAGACCCCGCACCCTTCCATGAGCATACCTCATCTGCTACTACAAAATACTGACCAGAGCCACGCATACGCTCCGAAGCCTCATAACTCCAAATCTTTAGAATTACATTACCGGGTAGCCAGAAAGTTCCAGCTGCACGGGAGGCTTTAACTGCTATTTCCTCTAGACCAAAGATATACGCTAACATGGGATAGTAGATATCCACAGCCTGAGCGTAGGTCGGAGCAATAATAGCAACATTCTTGTTAGGGACATCAGCGGGGAGGTCCATTAATTCTTGACAGGCTAGTAATGCCGCTGCCCCAGCAAGATAACTCTTACCGAAACCACGAGATGCATTGACTACCATATATCGTACTGTTCTATCTACAAAGAGGTCTTTAATAACGATAGACTGACCTCTGTGTAACTTAATGTCTTCAGCCATCGAGGGCCTCCTATTTACTTCCTTGACATTCTCTCATATTTCTTAGCAAGAGCAGTTGCTTCCCGCTGTAGCTTTTTGAGATTATTGGGGGTGTTAAAAGTTACCTGCGTAGCGGTCCTACCAACAACTCTCACGTTAGTTAGTTTAGTAAGGCTGTAGCCATGTGTCTTAAAGTATGCTTGTTCGCCCATTGAAAAGTATTTCTGTGATTGTGCTACCGAGTCAAAAGCAAAACGGTCACCTTTGTTAAATTTAATATTTTCAAATTTAGTGCCGGGTGGTGCTATCTTCTTTAGTAGCGCAGCGCGACGACGATTAGCGTTCCCAACAGGGCTTACTTTAACACCGCGTTTAATAGTACTTGGCATAGCCGCATAAATCCGGTAGCCCTTACTGCCAATAAGTGGGCCTTTGCCTTTTAAGGTTTGTAACCTGTAAACAGTGTCAATGTTTTTCTTAGATATGCGAGTTAAAGCGCTTTTGTTAGCAGCAATTCGAGCATTAAGCTTTGTTAGTTTTTTAGCTGCAGCAGGGCCTTTAGTAAACTTAACAGAGTTCTTGCGAGCCAGTGCAGAAGCCTTAACAGCTTTAGCCAGAGCAGCTTTACGCTTTGGTGTCATCTTATAAGCCAGCTTGGCTAGTCTTCCTATAATCATTTAGTCATCTCCTTGTGGCGGACTTAGTCCCCTAAGTCTAGTTTAATAGCGATAGGCTTACGTTCAGTAATCTCTTGTTCAATCTTCTCAGGAACCTTCTTGTAGCCATAAGCCATAAGGTTGTTAATGAGCTGACCCTTAGTAGCAATAAGTTGAGCATAAGCACCAGAGCCAATGCGGATATCACCAGAGGCTAACGCCGTATCAATGTCGCGGAATTGTTTTACCATTTCATTAATCGGGTCAAAGCCAATCTCTTCAAGCTTTTTAACAGCAGCGTTAGAATTAATATTCGTAGAGCCTTTGGGACGTCCAGCGCCTTCACGTTTCCCACCGTTCTTATTCTTGCGGTTGTCTATTTGTGCCATAATATTTGTCCTTTCTGTTAGCGAAAGTTTGAGGATACACTTTCAGTTGTTTTAAAAAGCCTTTAAATTCAAAACTTTAAGAAATATTCTTCCTAAGTCACTAAAAATAAAGGCTTTTATTTATCTTCTTATAATATAGAAACAGTAGCAAAAGTCTTTTCAACAATTGCCCCATCACAGTTGTGTCGAGTTCTAATTTCGTATTCCTCGTAAATAGGACTAGTATCAATCTCAATAATGAGAGTCTGAGAGCCACTTAAGCGGTTTTCTGTTTTAGTTAGTCTGTCTAGAGGTGTCCAAGAGACGGCCATGCCATCCCCTCTGAGGTTTACACCAAAGACACCTAGCTTTTGAAACTCGCAGGAATTCTTAGTAAACGTAGCAGTAATTCTAGCGGTATTCCTGTTAGTTGTAACTGATACAATCTTAACGTCTTCATAAGGGCTAACTTCTTTAAGGTAGAGGTAAGGGACAAACCCAAGTAACATACCAAGAATAACACCAATAATAACGTTGTAACCTGCTAGTTGTTTATGTTCTTTATTCATAACATTAGACCTCCTTTAAGTAGGAAGGTCATGAAACCACCGATGATGGCTGCTATGAAGAGTTTGACTATCCATCCTATAATGCTGTCAAAAGATGTCATCTTAGATTTAAGTAAATCCAAGTGAGTTGACATGCTATTAACGTTTAACTCAAGGATTCTTACTTCATCCTTTAGCTTCTCTAGCTTTCGCTCTATCTCCTGTTGCTCTGCATTGAGCCGGGAGAGTTCTCCATTGTCGTCCATCTGTTGTCTCCGAATGGTTTTTTTATTATTTCACACGAGATATGGACTCGGAATTTTCTGCATAGATATTTGAATACTACTGGCTAGGAGCCTAATAACGTAATTTAAGAACATTTAGGAAAAAAGGTATTTCTAAAGGTTTAAAGTTCTTATGATATAACAACCAAAAACAAACTTATCTCTCAGGTTGTTCTGACATAAAAACTCTGGAAAAGAGTGGAAGTATTATCCTTGGGGAGTGTCTAACGACCCTCTAACCCCTACCCCCATAATCCCCCTTCCCCAAGGGAGGTCTATCATTATTCCGCCCCATTTATTATTCCTTATAATTATAGGTACTCTTAGCAAAAAAAAAATAAGGATACCCCTCCCAACACCCCCTCCATCATCCCAAAAAGGGACAACAGAAGAGATGCTGGGAGGGGTCAGGGGTTACTTCTTCCAGTGTGATAGACACACCAGTTCGACTCCTTCTGGGTTAGGAAGCTTAGAGACTTCTTCCCAGTATTCTTCAGCTACTACCACAACAGGATAGTAACCTTCTTCGATAAACCCTACGTGATGAACCTGCTCATACCGATACAAAGAGTAAGGGAGGTTCCCAATAGTCCTTGTGAGGGTGCCAGCACGTTGTTCCACAGGGTCTGTTACAACAAACTCCTTAGTCATGTCCTTCCAGAGGTACTTGATAAGTTCTTCAGTGAAAGCATCAACACCATAGACAGCAATTAGGTCTAAGTCCCGGTAGTCTTTCTTGAAGTACTCTTTAGCAGTATCGGGACGGGGCTTAAGCTTAATCTTCTGAACCTTCTTATCAGTAGAACCTTTAGGACGTCCTGCCTTCTTCTTCTCAGTATCCATAGATGATTTCCTCGTATAGTTCCTCGAAGCCACCGATTAGCTGGAATACCTGTGGGACGGTCTTGACCCCCATATCCTGTGTTAGGAACTTCTTCCAGACAGCATCATTAACACTATCTCCAGAGGTAATGTCAACATACACATACTCTTTACCCTTGGCGTCTAGTAGGTCTTTAGCCTTGTCACAGTAAGAGCAGTTCTCACGACCAATAACCAGATACATTACTCGTCTTCCTCTTCCTCAAAGTCATCCTCGCTGTTTTCTTCTAACAGTTCGAAAGCAGCTTCATAGCCAGCCACGAAGAGTTCAAACAACATATCATTAAGAGAACCTTCTGGGTCTAGCTCATACTCTGCCATAAAGTTGTCGAAACCGTCTTCTACCATATCTTCAATGCTCATTGGTGTTCCTTCTCTTTCATTTCAATTATTGTTTCTTCTAACATATGTATTAGAAGGGGTAAATCTGTGATAGTGGCCCCAGAGGTAAAGGAGTCTCCCTTTGCAAGAATCACAAAACCATAGTCGGAGTGTTCTTCAATGCTGTCTAGGACAACCTCTAGGGATTCGAATAGACCGTCTTCATCGTCTGAATAGGGTTCTTCGGGAGGGGTTACTGGTTCTTTTTTCTTTTTAAAGTCAATAAGACTCACTACTTCGGACATCGTAAACACCTCCGTTTTGTTTCATTTTAAGGTCTTCATAAGGTGCTACAACACACCGATAGTGTTCGAGGGAGGCACCGCTAAGCGCCCCCATCATCCCTTCCATATCAGCGTAACGAGGGCGCGCTGAACCAATGGCATTCTCGTAATAGTTTTGAATCAAAGTTGCAATCATGTATTGCAGTTCACCACCGTCTTGAGGCGTGATATGACTAATTTGTTCATCGATTTGTACACGGTCTTGTGGGGTGATGTAAGGCATTTTAAGCTCCTAGCCAGTTGATTACTTGTAGTGATAGGTAGACAAAGCCTACAAAGATTGCACCACGGAACAGTAGCCCAAGGGAATACCCCAAGACTCGTGCAATGATTTCAGCTGCTTTATTTGAGTTCTTCATAGTTTAAGCTTTCTTTTTGTAAGGGTTAACGACTTGATCGATGATGTTATAGCTAAGAGCTTCAGAAGCACTCAACCACACGTCAGTTGGACCCAGAAGGTGTTTACGGATCTTCTTAACAGTTAGTCCTGTGCATTCTGCATAGTGTGTTTCCATCCATTCTGAAGTGTGTTCAAAAGACTTAATGCGGCCATACAGTTCGTGTTCTTTGCCAGAGGTTCCTGCAGCATACTGGTGAGACATAATCTGTGAAGTAGAGGAGGCCATGCGGTGTTCACCTGCCATTAGAGTCAAGATGCCACAAGAGGCAGCGAGACCAGTACAGAAGGTATCCACAGGAATACCAGAGGTTTTCATTGCATCGATAAGCATCAAGCAACTATCAACACGACCACCCGGAGAGTTAATCATAAGGGTAATGCGGTCTGGTGCCAGTTCTTCAGGCATGAGGTTATACTCAGTGATAGCCATAACCAATGGAAGAATATTCTCTTTGTCGAATTTATCGTGAAGGAACATGAGACCCTGCTCACGGTTATAAGCCCCCGCCCGCTCCATAACTAGGGGCGCTTGGACTTCTTCCACTTTCTTAGCTGGAGCCTTTTTCTTAGCTGGGGCCTTCTTAGCTGGAGTTTTTTTCTTAGTAGTGTTTAGGATAGCATTTAGCATAAGTATTCCTTACTTGATTTTTGCTTCAAACTCACGAAGACGCTTATACACAGAAAGTAGTTCAATAATAGTTGACCAAGACTTGAAGAGATACATCATAGAGCCTTCGACACGCCCAAAGGCACGAAGGATTTGTTGCATAACACCAAGACTAATAGCACCACCGACAATAGCAGGGGCAAGGACAACATAACCTACAAGAACGTTAGCTTGTAAGCAGGATAGACGTGCTACGTTAAACCACATATATCGGAAGTAGTTAGTGTAGTGAATCTTACGAACATCATCGAAGATTTCGTTTAGAGTCTTTGGACGAACAGTATCGTCGTCTTCCGCCTTAACCAGTATTTTACGATAAGCAGCTTCTTTGGCTTGGATATCATATTCGATATTAACCAGACGCAAGAGCTGACCTACAACTAAAAGTACTACAGTAATACCCACTGACCAGATAATGGCAGAGGCGACAAGACCATATTCCCACTCACCAAAGAACGTTACGGTGAGACCCATAGATAGACCCATGAGGATGGGGAAGAAGGCAATTAGAACCATGATAGACTCTACAAAGCTAGTGCCGAGACCTTCCATAATACGAGAGAACTTTACAGTATCTTCTTGTACACGTTGAGAAGCGCCTTCGATGTGACGAGCCTTGTGAAATAGTTCATGGTAAGTTTCAACCATAGAGGTCCGCCAGCGGAACAACCAGTGTTGAGTAAAGAAAGATACACCAAGGGCTACAGCGATGTAGACAGCGGCAATCTTAAAGAAAGTTATTAGCTCTGCATAGTAAGCAGTAAGGGTAATGTCACCCTCACCTTTCAGAGCCTGTTGAATCATATCGTAGAAGCCACCGAACCATTCGTTAATCTGAACGTCCAGTTGTACTTGATACCATAGTGTGGCAAGAATAAATGCTGCACCCAACCAAGACCAGATAAGCCATTCTTTTGTTTTAAAGAAATTAAACATTAGTTACTCTCCTGCTGTTGCATAACGGAATTCATAAAGCGCTTTAGCCCAAGGTACTTCAGTCGCCCGCATACGTTCAATCTGGTAGCCATCATCAATAACAATAAACTTATCAGTTGTTGTTTGAACTAAAAGGTCGTGGCCAAATGAAGTTGGGATACCTTTGCTAACTAGGTAGCTTGCCATATCAATATATGCTCTACCAAACATCTGAGTGATTTCAAGGATTGTTACGTTAGTAGGGACTAGGGTCAGGTATGGTGTGTGGAACCACAACTCACCGTCTACTATAATTCGGTCAGCACCTAAAGCTGCAAAGGCGCAGGCTGACACACAGGTCTTTCCAACAGGTATAATGACGACTGAACCTTCTTTTTCAATCGACTCACCAAGACTAAGTCCTGCATAGTACTCACCTCCGTTACCTGACAGAGTAACAGAGAGAACATCGTTGTCGCGCATTATACGCCAAACGGCGAGGGATTGGTAGCTTGTAGTCGTACCAGAAACTACTAAGTTCTTGGTGGCTTCATCATATACTACTGACGCAGAAGCTAAGGTTGCAGAAGTGATAGTGAGTGTGATAGCGGTTAAGATTGATTTAAACATTTGTTTTCCTTTCGGGGTTGGAGCAGTTTAGTCACCTACTCAGGTGTTCTATAGTAGTTAGAGGATTTCGCAGGCTCCACCTTGGCAGGCATAAGTCTGAGCGCCTTCAGTGTTGTCTTCGAACTCATACTCAGAAAGCTTAGAGAAGTCTACTGTTGGCATAGCAGCTACAGCAGCATCAAATTCTTCCTTAGTACACGGTTGGTAAGGTGCCTGAGCGTAAGTGTGCTCAGAGTAAGGCAGGAAGCTTACACCTGTGATGTGGTCAAAGTTTTGATAGACCCAATCACCAACAGTCATCCACTCATCTTCTTTGACATAGACTGTGACACTTACAGAGTGTTCAGACCAATGCTTCTGGAAGATTAGCCAGTTCTCTAGTTGTTCGATAGCTGTCTGTTCGTTAGCCAAGGTAGCACCTTCTGGTGACTTAATCGGGAACGAGAAGATGGTTGTCTTGTTAGGGTTCATCGCATCAGGCTCGTTAGGGACACCTTGTGCTTTGAGCATTTCTGTTAGTGGGTCGTTGTTGGCTTGACGAACTGTCCGAATGTAGTAAGGAGAGAACCGTCCGTGAATGCCTGAAGAACTATCAACCAACTGACTGACAGTGCCAGAGGGTTTAATTGTAGTGATAGCTGTAGCAGGGTTAATGTCAAGCTTTCGAGCGTATTCGACGTTTACTTCCTGTGCATAGTCCCGTAGACGCTCAAGCATCGCTGGGTCTGGATTGCGCAGAATCTTACAGTCTTGAATACCTGTTAGGCTTACACCTAGCAGACGCTCATCTTCACAGTTCTTCTGCCAAATCTTACGAACATACTTAAACTCTGTTAAGGAGGCTTGTAGTGTTCCCAAGATAGTGGCCAGCTTAACCTTGCGCTTTAGGTCTTCTTCTGTGTCATCAACACGGCAGACTACCTCTGAAAGGTTGCATAGCTGATTGGAACGTAACTGGATTTCCGCACAAGGGTTTGTACCTCGTAGCAAGTCAGCGTTACGACGTTCAGGTGCAAAAGCACGAGCGCCAGCACGGTTAAAGATACCACGTTCACCAGAACCTGATTTCATCAGAGCAGTCCACTCATCCATAAATACCACCATAGAGGGCTTAGAGTCGTAGGCTGCGGAGTTGTTAGCCAAGGCACGGTGTGAAGCAGTTTCCCACCAACGACCAGACTTACAGTCACGCAGTTCAGGGTCTCCAAGGTCTGATAGAGAGATGAGTGCAGAGCGGCGGACACCGCCTACTACAACTACTTCAGCAATCTTACAAACAATATCGTGGATTTCCTGTGGAGTTAGTTTACGACCAGCTGCTTTCTTAAAGATAGCTGTTACAAAGGCCATAAGGTCTTGTAGTGGTGCTGGACCAGAAGCCCGACCACCCATAGTCTTTAGACGAGCGCCTTCGGGACGAATCTTAGAGAAGTCCCACTGGTGCATGTTGCCAAGGTAGAGTTCAGCGACTAGCTTACGTAGTGCCTTAGACCAACCTTCTGACGAGTCCTCAATTTGGATTGTTCGTTCAGAGAGGTTAAAGGTGTCATTAACAATAGGAAGCTTGTTCCCTGTGATTTGTTGTGCTCCGAAGCCTACGCCAGTGCCTGACATTAGGATGTAGAGGATTTCATCGAACACACGGATGTGGTCAACGTCAGTAAAGCTACAGTTATAGCCACGGAAAGGGTTCTGCCTCAGAGCATCACCAGCAGCCCACAGCGCTCGCATTGACGGCATTACTTCACGATTGTAAACGCCCTCTCGTAGTGCTTTAAACTCTTCGTCTGTAATAACGTTGTGGCTGACTTCTTGTTTCCAGAAACCAATCAGTCGGTCTACAGTCTCTTCCCACGTTTCACGACGACCAAAGGTCTCTAGAAAACGGGAGTAGCGTGACAAGTGGATGAATGATTCGTAGTTGTTCATAGTTTTTAGTCCTTAGTTGTTTTTCAATGATTCATATTGTGCAATAAGCGAAGACTTGCTATGACGACGGTCTAGCTCAACATCAAACTCTTCACGAGCCAATGTCTCGATTTCACGTTTAGTCATGTCATCAAAGTCTACTTTAACTTCTTCTTCTACGATTTCTTCACACCCACCGTCGTGGTAAATGTCCCAATACTCCCAGCAGAATGTCTTTTCATCATCAGACATGTTGCAAGCGTTTAGGTATACCTCTAAGTGTTCTTTGCTCTTGATAACAAGAATGATGAAATTATGGAAGCGTTCATAAGCGTTATTTAGTTCAGGTTTAATTTGCATTAGTGTAGTTTCCTTTTAGATACATTGTCGAGGGATTCATGGGCGTACCAATACAGTACCTCATTGTCTTCGGGGTCGTCGTAATAATCTTCTACTGCGCCTTCAATAAAAGCAGCAACGTTAGGCGAGAGTTGTGACAAGTCACACTTCCCGTCCACTGCCATATTGAGGATAATACTGATTAGGATTGCTTCTTGTTCTGTCATATTAAACCCTCATGA